CTTATGTCTGCTATGGCAAAGATAAATGTTTTATCAATAATAGCTATGGAAGATGCTGTGTTTACAGAAACAAATATTGTTGGTGAGATAGAGTCAGGTAATTATAAGAGAGGTAGATTTGCAATAAATTATCTATCTCCTGGTAGCCAAGTTGTAAAACCAACAAACAACTTACCATATCAAATGTTTCAACAAATAGACAGATTAGAGAGACAATTAAGATTAGGTGCTAGTTATCCTGTTACCGATGATGCGCAATCTCCTAACTCTTTTGTTACTGGTAGAGGTTTACAAGAACTTATGTCATCAGTTGATTTAAATGTAAGAGAATATCAACTATCACTTAAAACTGCATTAGAAGAAATTGATCAAAAAAGATTAGAGATGGACGAAGTATTAAATCAAGATAGAAAAAAACCATTAAGTGGTTTTGCTAATGGAGCAGCTTTTTCAGAACAATATGTACCATCTACAGATATAGCAGGTCAATATGATACTCGTAGAGTTTATGGTGTTATGGCCGGATTTGATGAGCCAACTAAAATTGTATCAGGACTACAATTACTACAAGCAGGTATTATCGACAGGGAGACACTACAAGAAAATATGGATGGTCTTGAAAACTTACAAAAAATAAATAACAGGATTACAAAAGATGAGGCAGAAAATGTTTTATTTGAAACATTAAAAGTACAAGCAACACAAGGTGATCCAAAAGCTACTATGGCATTAGTACAGATAAGAAAAAATCCAAGCAACATGTCATCTATATTAGATAAATTTTATACTGCAGAAGAAGAAACACCTGAAGATGAACAAGCAATACTTGATCAATTAACACAGGCACAACAAGGACCACCTGTACCACAAGGTCCTACACCAGATATAAGATCTTTATTATTACAAGGAGGACAACCTAATGTTTGATAGTGAACAAGAATTTATTGATTATGAATTTGAAAGTATGGTCAAAAGCACACTTAGCGAAACATGGTTTGAAAATATGAATCAATTTCCTGAAGATCAAGAAATTGTACAGTTGCCTGCTTTCTTTGTAATTTTTAAAAAAACAATACAAAGTTTTATAGAAGATTTAAATGAGGAGGACGATAATGGCCAATGGATCATCTAGAAATAGAGGTAGAAGAGGTGGAGCAGTAAGTGGACCAGGAGCATTAAGTCAAAGAACAGATTTAAATGTATCACAACAAGATGCTAGAAGTATGATGGCAGACGAAACTTTTGGTGAAGAGGGTGAATTAGTAGAACAAGTACAACAAGGTAATAATGCTTTACAAGGTATACAAGCAGAGCAAGCACAAGAAATGACAGAACCTGCACAAATAAATCCTGTAAATGATTTTGATTTAACAGCACCAACTGATTTTCAAGATATGCCTATAACAGATACAGGTGCGCCAAAACAAACATATTTAGAAGATGACTCAATGATGCTTATAAGAGCAATGGCAGAAATATTTCCTACAGATGAATTGTTATCGTTACTTATGAGTCAAGGGAGTGTGTACAAACAAAGTCCTGATATAAACTAATGGGAGTTTTTTATTTTGACAATCCTGCACAGGAACGTGATTTGTATGAAGAAATATATAATCGTCAAGTAAAATATAAACAAACAAAAGATAATATATCAGTCGATGATGCAACTAGAGCAACATCTATATCTAGAATGTATCCTAACTTTTCACCTGATGTTATATCTGCATTAACACTCTTACAAGTAAAACCAGAGGCAGAAGTATTAGGAGAAGTATCTGCAAGGATAACAGAACACAACCAACAAAATTTATTATCAAGAGTTGGTAATGGTTTTAAAGGTGCATTACGTTTTGGTTTGTTAGGTTTAGAAGACGCATATAGAACTTTAGTAGATAGGCCTATAAACTCTTTTATTGCGTCAACATTTGGTGATCAAGCAGATAAACTTACATTTCAAGATGCATACGCACAATCTGGTAAATCAACTGTTAGGCAAGTAGTAAATCAAGTACGTCAAGGTAACAGAGTAAACCTTGGTGAGGGATTTTTACCAGATAGTGATGAGTTTGATTCTAATAATCCTAACTCTAAATATTATGAAGAATATCAATACATGGTGCAAAAAGGTATGGCACCAGATAGAGCTGCACAAAAAATTAATGATTTCTTAGGAGATCCTATAACTGACCTTGACCAAAGAGCGCAAGAAGAATCAGGACAATTTACTATTACTACAAGAGGAGCAGACGGTAATCCTGTAGCTATGCCTATATCACTTGGTCGTGCTACTGCAAATTTATTTATGGAACCAGGAACAAAAGGTTTCAATGCAGTATCAGGACTGATTGATATGGGTAAAATTATGTTTTTAGATCCTGCTAACTATTTTGGATTAGGTATTAAGAATCTTACTAAGAATAGAAGAATGTTAGCACCGTCAGATGAGTTATTAGCATATTTAAAGAAAAAAGGAATACAAGGTAAAAAAGGTTCTAGTGAGTTTACACAACCACAAAAAAAGAAACTAGGAATTTATGACACAGGTAAATATAAATTTGTAAATAAAAGACAAGTAAACAATTTTTTAGATTATGACGAGGGTGGAGAAGATTTTATTAGATTTTTAGCAACTAACGACAATACAGATAGATTTGTTACTTTATCTGGTATTAACAATCGAGAAATATTAAATGCTTTTAGAAAAATACAAGTATCTAAAAGACCATTAGAAAATAAAGAAAAAGCTATACGTGGTTTACTCAACGATCGATTTTTGGCAAATCCTTTTTTGGATAAAGGTTTTGGTATGGAAAAACCTACAGTAGGTGCTTTAGGTAGAATTACAGGAAGATTAGCAGAGGGTGCTTTAGGTTCTAGAGTAGGCCCAGGGTTAAAAGGTGCAGGAGAATTATTTGGTGCAAGAAAAGTAATTAAAGCAAGTCTTATGGAAAACTCTAGAGCAGGACAAATTATTGCATCTTACGCACAAGATTTACCTTATAGATTTTTAGATATAGACCAGATGGATCAAACTATAGGACAAGCAAAATTATGGATGGATCAAACAACATTATCTTCTAAAGATAAATCAGAAGTATTAGATCAGTTAATTAGAATTGAAGATGGTGATGAGGCAGCATTATTTGACACAGTAAGAGATATGATGGCCAGAACAGCAAATGATTTGATAGAAGATGGTGGTGTGTCTAGACCTGATGCAGAGGCTATAACAAGAATATTTGATGAAGAATTACCTGAATATAGAAAGTTTTGGATAAATGCAGTTACAGGTGAGAATGTAGCTACTACAACAAACTTTGTACCAACAATTATTGATGGCAAACCTACAGCTACACCGGGACCACAATTACTTACAGAATTTATAAATAGAACAATTCCATTACCTGATGCACAAGGATTAGCTAAAGCATATAACAGTATGGGATTATTAAGATCTATTGTTCCTGATTTATTTAAAGGTCCTGATGAGGCTTTAGAGGCAGGTAAACTTTATAAATTATTAGGTGATAAAAAATCTGTTAAAGGTGTTAGCACAAAAGTAGCCGACTATTACATGTCAGAAATATGGAAACCTTTAGTTTTATTAAGAGGTGCCTGGACAGTACGTGTTGTTGGTGAAGAACAGTTAAGAATGTATGCAAGAGGTTATGATCAAATTTTTAGTAGGCCTTTGTCTTGGATGTCTCAATTTATAACAAACAGTGATGATGCTGCAAAAGTAAAGAGATGGAACTCTAAAGGTGTTACATATAATGATTTATTTGGAGATCCATTTGCAGATGCAGTAGAGGCACAACAAGCATCCTCTAGAATTGCAGGTGTTAATAATAATGATTATTACTTTGGTGGAGAACGTAAAGGACAAAAAAAACCAGGACCACATAAATATAAAATACTTGCTAAAAAAGATATTATACGTAGAGCATCTAGTGGTACAAGAACAGGTGAGTATAACGAATATTTAAGAAATTTTTTAGCAGAAGTAGCAAAATTACATAATGATGATTTATTTAAATTTTTGTATAGAAATAATGCAGGTGGTATTTTAACTCCTGCACAACAACAAAAAAGATTATTAGAATGGATGGATGGCAAATCAGCAAAAGCAAAATCAATTATTTCATTGTACAACAAAGGTGGGCCATCATTTAGAAGATCAGCAGGCACAGTTGGTGGTAGGTATTCTTTTGCAAAAGCATTAGAGGCTAGAGCTGTTGGTGCATCTGGTGGAGACTTTAATGAAAAAAGAGATTTGTTAGAAAAACTTATAGATATTAATGATGTTAACGCTATTGATTTAGTACAAGATAATCCATTTACAATATCAAGAAGATTAAAAGCTAGTGATGATTTATTAAATATGATTAAATCTGGAAACATAGATGGTATAGAACTTGATGATGTGTTTAAAGAATTAACATCTAAAGGATCTAAATTATTTAGAAAACAAAAAGGTGTTAAAGCAGAAAATTTTAAAGCACTTGTTAATACACTTGATAACAATTTTGAAAATTTGCCACAATATATTACTGCACCATTTGATGATTATTTAGATGCATCAAACGCATGGGATAAATTTACAACAAGAAACTTTGATAGATTTATGGGATCAAAGACAGATACTTTATCTAGATCTCCTGTATTTAGACAAATATATTGGAGACAAGTTTATGACATGTTACCTTACATGAGTCCAGGCATGCGTGATAGATTGTTGTATGGCGGAACTATATATACAGAGGGACAATATCTATCTATTAAAGGTGCATTAAAAGCAAATATACCTGATGAAAATTTAATGTCTAAATTAAGATTTACACCAAGAAATATTTCTAAAAAAGATGTACAGATCAATCTTGACATGTTTAAAAAAGAAGTAGAAAAATTAAATAAAATAGATGCAGATGCAGGTAATGTATCTGTTAATTTTAGAAAAGATATAGAAGATTTACAAAAACAACACGGTGTGGATAAAAGAGCATACCTAGAAGAATTAGAACAATTTCAAGCTGACAAATATTATATAGGTAAAGGTAAGAAATATACAGAGGGTACAGTTGTAGATTTTGATTTTAATGATGGTGAGTTAATTACAAAAGGTAGTAAGAAAAGAAGAGTATCACCTAGTAGGTTAGCAGGTAGAAGAGCTATAAAATTTGATAAAAAAATACAAGAATTAAGAGATGCAGAAATGGAATTGATAGGACCTGTAGATAGAATAGCTAGCGATTACGAATGGAAAAAGAAATTACCAATGAAAGATAAAAGATCGTTAGCATACAGACAAGCTAAAAGAGATCCAGAAACTATAGAAAAAATACAAACAACTATTGCATATCAAAGACCTGCCATAGCAAGATTAG